AAAAATAATATTGTGAAGATTGCGTATGTTAATGCCAGTAGAAAAAGTGCCAAAAGATGCAACAACAATGGCATTAGATTCTGATTCCATAATTTTTCTAATATTTTCTCGGTCATCTGTGTCAGTTCCTCCATGAACAAAAAATACTTTTCTATCACCAATCTTTTTCGTATCTTTAATCATATTATACAATATTTTGCCGTGTTTGTCAACCATTTGGAATAAAACTAATGTGTTTGTATTCAAAGACACAGCAAGGTTCTTGATGAATTTGTTTCTTGCTTCAGATGAGATTAAATATTCTAATTCATTCTGATAAGTGGCAGCATTCTTGATTAATTTACAAATAGCTTCATCATGCTTTAATACTAAACATTTAATTTGAAATTCTGCTAGTTGCTTGTTGTCAATAAGTTTTTTGGTAGTAGTGACTTGTTTAACAGGACCAAATAAACCTTCTAATACTAGTTTATGTGTTTTTGTACCATCTAAAGTTCCTGTAAGTCCTACTCGGTATTTGGTATTGATACAAGAAGTTAATATTGTGGTGAGAGATTGTGCTTTAAATAAGTGTGCTTCATCACCAATAATGTAATCATATTGATGAAAGAATTCTTTAGGCATTTTATAAAGAGATTGCCATGTAGATATTGTTAATGGCATATCAACATCTTTATCTTTGCCTTGATAGATACGGTGAACATTTTCACCTACAATAAATCCATTTTCAGATGAGTAGTCGGTAAAGTCAGAATATAATTGTTCAACAAGAGATGTGGTTGGAACAATAATAAGACCTTTGAGATTTTGATAATCTAAAAGTTGTCTGAATAAAAGATAGATGATAAGAGATTTACCAGAAGCAGTTGGTGATACCAATAACGCTCTACGCTTTTGCATTGATTGACAGAAAGCATCCAATTGATGTTCTCTTATTTCAATCTTTTGTCCTCTTGAATGTAGGTTTAATTCTTCAGCAAATTTCTTTGCATGATACAATGAAAATTCATCTTCAACATCAGGTCTGGTATCATCATATTCAAATGTATAACCTCGTGATGCACAAAACTCTTCAATATAATAAAGCAAACCAAGATATAGTGTGTATGATTGTAGATTGAAAATCCTTATCTTTCCATCCCAAATTCGATTACGGTAAGCAGGAACAAATTGATAACCAGGAACAAAGAATGTGAAAAACTCCGATAACTCTTGAGCTAAATGTTTCTCACAAGTTATCTTAGCATATACTTCATCTTTTTTAGATATTATTAAATCACTCATCAACTTCTATCCAAGTGTAATCACCTAACCATTTGACTTGACATATGTATTCGTAACTTTCTGGTTTACCAGATGTCCAATCATCAGGTCCTTGAATACACAATCTTGTTTTTTGAATTTTAGAATCAAACAATAACCAATAAGTTTGTCCGTGAGATATTTGGAATTCATAAACTGCACCATGAACCATATCGGTAACATCTAATCTTTGTTTAATTTCTAATGCTTGTTGTTGTAATATTTTAACCACGCTCATAATTCTATCATACTCTTGACGAGCATGCATACGAGCAACATTAACCATTACATCTTTTTGTTTCTCAATTGGTATTAAATCAAACTTTGGACTACCAACTTCTGTTGGATAAGGTGAAATATTTTTATTAAAAAAGGCCACGAGGCTATTAGATACATTAGCATCATAACTATTTCTACCTTTAGCAATATTAGATTTATTGGCCACCAACAAACTTTTCCCAAGAAATATAATCTCTTAACTGCCATGTTCTTTGTTTCAATTCATTCATAATAGATTCTATAACTGAAACACATTCTTCATGATATACTTTCTTTTCAAGAAGTTTAATTAAATCAGTATCAGATTCTAGGTATGTAGACACATCAGATTTGAGTGTGAATTTAAATGGTTCCCATCCACGCTCTTCTAATTCTTCTTGTGATGTTTTACCTGTATAGTATTCCCATTTCAGTTTACGCATACGCAAGTAATCAAAGTTTGCCTTTTTAGATGCAATACGGTGTTTAGTGAGAATAGAAAGATATTTGTTGTGAAGAATAGGTATCTTGATGAGTTCTTTACCAGGTTCTGTCTGGTCAATCTCTGCATCTTTTTCCCATAATTTTAAGACTTGTTCTAAATTTTCCATAATATAAATCCATTATTAAAATAATATGGTACTACAACCAATGTTATTTGTCAAGCGTTAAGCAGGAATAAAATTGAAATAATCGAAGTTAAAAACAGCATCAGCGGTAAGTATGGTATCTGCTGATTGTGTGGTATCAAAGTTGATATCAGAAAGTGTTATAGGAAACACATTAAGAAATTGAACACGAAATAGTGGATTATTTAATGCTGAGTATACCGTAAGCATAGCATCTGAATAATTCACTACGTTTGGATTTGTTGAAGACTTGAATTGATTTTGTAAACCTGTTAGTCTTTTTCTTTCATCAAATCCTTCTGGTGAAGCTATTGAACGAAACCATGAATGTAATTGTTGCCATGCATCCATCTTTTCATCAACATTAAATCTGATAGAAAATGGATTATATGTCATTTTATTACCAGGTGAATTGATATCTAGAAAAGGAGTTTGTCTAGATGCTTGACCTAAATTTACACCAGGTATATTAACTTGTTGTAAGAAGAATTGAGTTGAACCAATCCTATCAAACGTAAGTATAAACTTACTGGCTTGTAAGTAATTGGTATTTTGTGGGGTTCTTTTAGTAGCTGCCATACTCTTATTTAGTCACCAAAAAAAAGACCACCCGAAGGTGGTCTTTTAGGATTACAACTAAACTTAACTAATATTACATTAAGTTTTTAACGCCAAATAGTCTGTAGTAGACATTTGAACGAGCGTTTAATTGACCATTGCCTTGTGTTAAACCTTGTGCAAATGGGTTTGCTACCATGCCGTAACGAGTTTTAAATCCAATTTTTGGTTGGAATGTAAATTGGTCAACAGCACGAACCATTTGGAGAGGAACGTATGGGCAATAGAAGAGACCTGCGTCATATGGTGATGAACCTTTGTAACCAATTGTTACTAATTCTTGGTTAGCAGTATAACCACCAAAGTATGGATCGATATACACTTTGATGCGGCCATGTAATAGACCAGCAAATGTATTACCTGTATCATCTACTTGTAAGTCAGATTGTAAAGCTGGTGTGTATGAAAGAACGCCTGCCATTGCCATTGCTGAAGCAACGTCAGAAGAAACAATCAATACATTACCTTTACCTCTACGAGTTTGTTTTGCGATTACGTTAGCATCTCTTTCGATTTGGAAAATTAAACCTTTAAAGCGTTCAACAGACCAACGACCATTTGAGTCAGTATCAAGGTCGAAGTAACCAGCAGTTGTTGTACCGTATTGTGCACCTGCTACAGCAGTTGTGTAGATGGTACGAATAACTTCACGGTTAATTTCTGCAAGAATTTCTGTAGAAAGAATGTTTGATAATTCTGTTTCAGCGTCAAGACCATGAATTGCTTTTAAGTCTTGTGCTAATTCTAGAGAGTATTCAGCTTTAAGAGCACGTGATTGAGCAGTTACAGTAACTTTCTCAATTGAGAATGCCATTTGTTGGAATGCAGCATTGTTATCAGCACCTAATAATTCAGCTTGCGCTGTTGGGATACCAATACCAGATGTTGTAGCACCTGATGTTACGTTTTGGAAAGTATTTGCAATATCAGTTGCTAATGTACCTTGGAAACCGTAAGGGTTAGCAGCAGATGTGTTACCTGAAAATACTGTATTAGCCTCATTGTAGAATGCTTCTGCATTTGTATTTGCTTGACCAGTATAACGAGCTCTCATTGCGAAGATTAAGCCTGTTGGGCCAGTCATTGGTTGAACACCAGCAACATCGTAAGCAATAAGGTTAGGTAAAGAACGGCGAACCAAGCTGATTAAGATTGGGTCAAAGTTTTGAACACCACCAGCAACGTTGGTTGGACCAGAGTCAGCTAATTCGTTCAATTGCATTGCGTCTTGACGCATTGCTTGTTGTTGATTTTCCAATACAAGAGCAGTAACTGCTTTCTTGTATGGGTCTTTAATGGCTTCTAGTTCTGGATGTTCTAGAACTGGCTCCCATTTTTTTTGTAATTCTTCTGTTAAATACATTTTGTTTTCCCTTCGTTAGTATTGGTATTATTTTACCAATGTTTGTGAAATTGTTTTTGCATATTGTTCAATTGAAGGATCATAAGATGCCGTTTTAGCTGGCTTCTTTTCTTCTTCAATAATTACTTCTTCGTCTAAAGCAGAGTTATCTGCAACTTTAATATCAGACTTGAAATATGATTCTTTCAATGTGTCTAATTTAGATGCAAAATCTTCTTCAGTAGTAAATTCCACACCTTCTGCAAGTGATTTTAATTTTTCTACTTGAGTCTGCGTTAAGCCTTCACACGCTGTGTAGATAGCTTCAACCTTTTTTTGTTCATTTAATTCTTTTGTTAATTCGACACCACGTTTGATTTCTTCATTGAGAGCGTCTTCTGCTTCTTCTAACTTAGCAGCTAACTCTTCAACCACATCAACCTTGTCTGTAGGAATGTCAATATAGTGTTTAACAAAAACATCTCTTAATTCTGTAATAAAATCTTCAACGATTTCAGCACGTAAGCCTTTTTCAATTGCGATTTCATTCTCTTTGATCCATTCTTCTACCATATAGTTGAGGTAATCATCAACTTTTTGTGCCAAATCTTCTTTAATTTCTTCAACAGCAACTTCAAATTGTTCTGTTAAATTAGCTTCAACTTCAGCAGCAACTGCTTCTACACGAGAAAGAACTGCAGCTTCAAAAATTGTTGTTGCTTTTTCTTTAAATTCTTCTGAAAGATTTTCACCTTGCATTAATGCTTCGATATCTTCATTGTAACCATATGATTGTGTACCAGCAGTGTGTGTACCATCATAATGTTGGAATGTAGCGCTGTGGTTAGCACCAAAAGTATTTGATGGTAATTTAGCAGCAATACGGTCACGAATGTTTTCGTATGATGTAGCATCAAATTTTGTAGGTTCAGCAACATCAGAACGACCCATTGAATCTTGTGGACCTGTTGCTTTAGTAATACCTACGCCATCTTTTTCTGAACCAACAGGTGGTGTTGCGCCTGGTGGAGTTGCTGTTGGTGTACCTTTTGTGTAATTAGGTAAAGCATCTGTTAATGCTCTTTCTGGTGATTGGCCAATTTCGCCAGCATCGTTAGTACCATATGCTGTTTTTGAATCTACACGGTCTGAACCAACTTCACCGTCTGGGTGTTTATCTGAACCACGTTGTGCCATTTTAGATTTAACGATAGAATCTAATGTTTCTTTAGATCCTTCATTAACTAAAATTTGCTTAGCGGCGTCTGATAGATTGTATTTTGCCATTTTAAAAATCTCCTTGATTTATATATTGGTATTTATAATTAAAGTTTTTTCATGAAGTTTTCAAATATGCGTAGACTTACTGCCTCGATATCCTGTCTTGAAGCTTGTTTTATTTCTTTGATTGCTTCTTGATGGTCGAATTCTGTCCATACGCCATTGACTAACATCCATTCTTTGCCTTCCATAATACCTTGAACAAAAGCTCCAGGTGCGGAAGGGTCTGCTACAATATCTGCCGCTGTGGCTAGATAAAAATCGGGTTGAACGACATTTACGCCATTCACATTTTTCAATGAACCCATGCCTCGTGAAGATACTCCTAACTGTGCACCACCTTCAATAAGAGAGCGAGCAATATTACCCATAGGTGTATCTAAAATTTTTGCTTTACCAATCCATTGAGTACCATCTTCTCTCAAACCCACAATCATATGAGATACTCGGTCTAAATTAATTGTCGGTGTATCAGGATGACCTAATTCACCAAAAGCACGATGTTTATTAATATATTCTTCTGTATAACGATGAACTTCTTTTTTCATCGTGTTGAATTCATATAAACGGCCATTACGGTTCTTTTTCTCGGACACCAAGAAAGGACCTTCGATAAACAATTCTTTTTTGCCGTTTTTGTCTTCAGTAAGATAACTTACCGTTTCTGTAATTTCTTTAATCAGTTTCACCTGATTTCTCCTTTATAGACCTAATGAACGTCTTTTTCGTAAAGACATTCTTCTTTTTCTTAACGTCTGTGACAATTTAGCACGACGTTTATACTTAGCACGTCTAGCCGCCATTTTACGATGGCGTCTTTCCATAGCAGACATTCTTACTAATCTGCCGCCACGAATAGTATAACCTTTAACTGCCGATAATTTCTTACGGCGTTGTATCTTACCTTTACGGACACGAACTCTAACTATTTTTGTTCGACCTTGTTTGGTAACATTTCTTATTGCTTCATCTAATTCTTCATCAGCAAAATCTACCTCTAAATCTACTTCTTCATACATCTCAGCAGTAAGACGAAGTTTAATCTGGTCAATTTTTTCTTTGACCAGATTTTTAATCGTTTCGTCTAATATCTTTCTTGCCTCTAAGGCATTATTAGATATTGCCTTATTAATAAACTCCTTCATTATGGGTTAGGAGTGAGATTATAAGGAGTAAAGTTAAATGCAGCAGGATCATTAAATTGACCTCTTTGATACATAGCATTATTTTTGCGTAAAGAAAGAATCAATGTGTAAGCAGAGTTAGCTGCAACACCTTGTGTAGCAATACCAATATCACCAAGTGCTGTATTAGCAGCTGTGATAGATACGTTATTTAGCAAGTTTGGTGCATTATTAGGAATAGCAGGTAATTGTGAACCAGCTATGTTACCATAATCACCTTGTTGGTTAAGATGGAAAATAGTTGATGAATTTGCATATGCAGCAGCTACCGTAGCACCGTAACCAGACCAAAATATTTCTACTGCACCAGAACCTTGTGTCATGTTTACGAAGTAACTAACACCAGTTAATTGTAAATCGTAATATGGTTTTGCAGTATTACTTGAACTTAAAGATGTTCTTAAAGGAACATTATTTGCATCTAAAGCACCGTAAAGTGAATTAGCAGAAATACGAGAAACATTTAATTCGTTAGATGTACCGTCAAATGTACCTGTAATCTTGATGATAGCATCTGATGTAGAATCTCGTAAGGTTTGAATTGTATACTTATTTGCCATTTTTTATCCCTATTTTAAATGTTTCCAGGCAAAGTCTACGACCTTACCAAAGTGTTGTTTACTTTTACGTGCCATATCTGATACTTTTTTCTTGTTTTCATCATTTAAAGCGCCATGAACTTTCAATACAGCATTAGCTGTTTGAGCGTCAATTTTCATTGTTTTACCATCGGCAAATTTATATGATTTTGCAGTATGGCCATCAACAATACCTTTTAAATGATGAATAATATCTTCTTCGATATATTCACCAGAATACTCTGCCTCTTCATTTGCACCTGCATTTGTCCATTGCATAGCAGTATAAGGCACGGTTACATATTTATTAATCTTATCAACGTAATACATCGCTACTCGTTGATTATTAGGAAACTGTCTAATCCACTTTCTACGCATTACTAGAACGGCAGGAGGATCCATTGGATGATGAGAATTTTGTTTGCCATCATCTTCATATAATGGTTCGTCAGTTGCCTCTAATTCTTCAGGCAATACAACATCTTCAACCACTTCTGGTCGAGTTTGTTCTGCTAAGAATTCTTTAAGATTCTTCAACAGGAGTTTCCTCTTCTTGTTCTACGTCTTCAACATCTACATCATTTGATTGCGCAATTAAATTTTGAGCAATTTCTTGTTTTTTTGCTTCAATGTGTGCAGAAACTTTGTCGTGAATAGAAGCATATAATGCATTTCTAAACTCTACACCATTTTCGTCCATTGCGTAATCAATTATGTTTCTTGTATCGTCCATGTTATTGTCTCCAAAAAATTAAACCTTATTCTATTTATAAAATCTTTTTTAACTTGTGTATTGTAAGTTGTTCATTGGTTGAATCATCATCTGCTTCACCAGCATCTGGTAATTGATTCAACATTGATTGTTGTGCTACCTGACTTGTAACACCAACAGGCAATCCAAGACCCAACTCTTTTTCTTCATCCATTTCTTTTGTCATCTCTTTAATCTCATCATCAGTCATGCGTAATACATTTCTTTGAATCCACGCTTGTGAGAAATAACGACCTGTATATGGATCAACATTAGAAAGTAATGATAATCTTTCTCTTACCAATTCAGCATCTTTTAATTCAGAGAAGTTGTTGTCTTTAATGAAGTCATAAAAGATATGTTCTTTAAATTCTGTCCATTCATCATTGGTACAAATACCTTTAAGAACACATTGAACTCTTAATGCTTGGTCGAATAAGTCAGCAAACTTATTTCTTAATCTATCAACAAATTTAGCAAACTTCAATTCGTCACGAGTAACTTCTGATGTTCTACCTAAAGAGAAACCAGATTGATTTGGGTCTAATCGTGAGATAGGAACATTAAGTGCTTTGTATAATTTCTTTTCAAAGTATTTTACATCTTCTAATTCACCAAGATTTTGACCACCTGGTAATGTAGCAATCTCTGTGCCTTTGCCACCTTCTCTACGAGGTAACCAAAAGTCTTCCATCATTGAAAGGAACTTACGGTCATCTCTTACTTCACCTGTGTTAGCATCATAGACAAGTTTATTTTTATACTTGACCATAATGTCACGGAGGTATTGTTCTGCTTTTAATTTTGGTAAATTACCAACGTCAATATAGAATATACGTCTTTCAGGTGCTCTTGAGATACGGTAAATAACAGTAGCGTCTTCAATCATTCTTAATTGATTGAGTGGTTTGATAGCTTTATGTAAGTATGATAATACCACTGCTCTACGAGAGTCCATTAGACCAGAAACAACTGATATAATAGAATCTGTTGTAATACGAACACCAACTGGTCCAAAATTAGAGGAAGAGCCAGATGTTACTTTATCATTAAAGATGTAATATTCATTGACCACGTTCATTACATCAACGCCTGTGCGTTCATCTTTTTTCTTTTTGATTTCTCTTACTTTACGAATTTTTCGTGGATCAATATATCTTAATTCTTTGATACCAGCAATAGGGTTTTCTCTATCGATAATAATGTGGTAAAACATTCTACCATCAATATAATATCTACGGAAGATATCTTGTGCCATATTATTGTAGTTTAATAATCTAACGATTGTATTAAACTCTGCTTTAATGGCATCTTTAATTTTTTCTGGTTGATTTAAAGCGTCTAAAACAATTTTGATATTCTTGCCATCATCATCTTGTGTGATAGCTTCGTTAATAACATCATCAATGGCTGATTCAATTTCAGGCTGCATAGCCATTTCACGATATCGAGAGATTAACTCTACTTCATTCTTTGCTGTGCCGTCTAGGTCTACATATGTACCGTAATAAGCGGCTGAAGTAATCGTTAAGGCGCCATCGTCATTCGTCTGAGGCGTGAAGGATTGTTGGACTCTTTGTTCGTCTTCTGTTTTACCACGAGCTATGGTAAAACCAAATAAACTGAATTTGCTATTGTTAGCCATGTGTTGATTCACCTTTTACATTAAATAAAATATGGTTGATAGGTGTCATACCTATCATTGTAGATGAGTTGTGGTTTATATATGCTATTGTCATAGTATCTTCCTCAATTCAAAAAAACATAATGAGGAGAACCGAAGTTCTCCCCATATAATATATATCATTAAGTTGTTGTTGGTACTGATGTCCAATATTGATATGCAAATGTTACTGAATACTCTTCAATAGCATCGTTTGAACCCCAATCTAAATCAATTGGAGCGATATCAACAGGAAATAAACCTACAAATAAGTAATTTTTTAGAGTGTTACCTGTTTTACCGTATTGAGTAACAGCAGCATCGGTACTGTAACCTGCTGGATTAAATGCAGCTGGGTTACGAAGGTTACCTTGATGACTATTGATACTATTCATCCAACTTTCTAAAGAATTACGAACAATGAAATCTTCATCATTGATAACTTGTAATGTCCAATCCGTAAATGTTCTATTTCCAGCAAACTTTAATTCACGACCAAAGTAAAACAAAGGAACTGTACCAATAGTAGAACCAGGCAATTGTGCTGTTTTTGCCATAAAGGTTACTTTTTGTGATGCAGCTCCAGAGTTTGCAGCTATGAACGGAAAGCTCAAAGAAACTGAAAATAAATTAGGACGGGCACCGTCACCAATCAACTGTGACCTAAATTCTGCTACGTTAAATGCCATTTTTTTCTCCTATATCTGTTGTATTATTTATTAGAACTTACCTATGACTTCTGTAAAGTCTACGCCAGTCCTTACTGCTACAAAGTTCAACTGGATAAAGTTAATTGAACGAGCAGGTTTAATATAAATGTCACCAACAAACTGGTTAGAATCAATGACTTGCGGTGTATTATTTGTAGTATCACAAACAACACGGAAGTCAGTAACACCACGGCGACCTTGAACATCACGCAAATATGGAGTCACTAAAGACACAAATTGAGCTCTTGTGAAATCATCATTGAACTCGAATAGTGAGTATTTAGCAGCTTTAGCAATTGCTTTCTCTAACGTAATAAACAATCTGCGGACGTTGATTCTGTCAAATGCAGATGGTTTTTGTGTGAAAGTTTTATCACCATATAATACAGTACCTTGTCCTGGTAATGATACAACAGGATTTACACTAATTTGATAAAGTGCATCACGGTATGTCTTATTTGGATTCCATGCTAATCTGACTACATTTTTGAGACCACCTCGGTTTAGACCAGCAGGTGACCACCATGAGTCACGATTTGTATCTGTATATACACAAAGACCAGCAATATCACCGTTTAATGGAACCCAACGATATGTATTGTTGTATTTGTCAAACATATATTTCCAACCAGAATCAGCAACTGCATATGAACTATATTGAGATGCAATTGATAATGCATTAACCCAATTTGTAATATTTGTTACTTCGTTACCTGCTTGGTTAATTACGTTAGCAGATGGAGGTGAAATAAATGCTACACAGTCTAAACGAGTACCAGCAATATTTTGAACAGCATATTGTTGAACGGTTACTGAAGCTTGACCTGTTAATACTAATGAAATATCTACATCTTCAGCAGATGCGAATAAACCAAAAGCATTTATCTTATCACCGTCTGTTGGAGCAGCATATGTACCACCAGCTAATGTTACTGTTGTATTACCAGATAATGTAGCAAAGCTTGTATTAGCTAAAGTTTTACCCCATGTAGCATTTGTAGAAGCATATTGTGGAGGATCAACTGCGTAAATGTATTTTGAAACATTGAACAATTGTTGTTTATAATAAGATGAATTACCTTGAGCATCTTTAGCGTCAAGTGCTTTGTTTAGATAAGGCCATACTTCTAAAACAGTACCTTGTGTACCGGTAAATAAACCTAAAGTATCAACAACAACTAAATGGATTTCATCGTTTGAAGCACCAGCGTTTGTAGCAGCTACAGAAGTGCCTGGAGCACCATTGAAATAACCTTTATATGACCAACTTGAGAATCCTGGTCCGTCACAGATTGAAACTGTTAATGAATTACCGTTGTAACCAGAATAACGTGCCATAAATGGACCGTAGTTATTGGCTGTATTTGCTGTTAAGTAAGCAGCTTGGAAAACATCTTCGTTAGCAACTTGAATTGTTGCTTGTGAATTTGCAGTTGCGTTATATGTTAATGTGTTAGCACTACGGACAGTCCATAATGTATTACCATATGCTAAAAATGATGAAGCGGTAAAAAATGAATAATATGTATTACTATCAGGTTTACCAAAAACTCTTGCAAGAGTAACTTCATCTGGAACTAGATATCGCTTATTAGCTGGACCCCAAACGAATTCTCCAGCAAAAGCACCGGCTGTCGTAGAAACTGCAGGGATAACCGTGGTTAGGTCAACCTCACTTACTAGGACGCCTGGAGACAATTGAAATGCCATGTTTTTCTCCTTAAATTATTGATTGTATCTTGGCAGTTATAATACCATAACAATATTTATGAAACCCTGTATTTACAGTTTTCTTATTGATTCTCTGATAAAACTAGAATATATTTCACCAGGACCTGATTTTTCCCAAACATCACCATCAACTACCTCAAATTCATGTTGTAAACCATCATCAATGATAGGTTCAGGTAGAGTTTCTTCATCAACTTGATTCATATTCTCAAGTTGAATTTGTTTTCTTAAATCATGATTAACAATCTCTTTAAAATAATGTTGAGTTGTTACCCATGAAAATATGACCAAAGTCATAGCTAAATCGTCATTTGCATCATCTTCTGCGGCAAATGATGTTTTTTTAGACACAAATGTAGTTAATTCAGATATTGTGTCAAAATCGTTTACAATTAACTTATCACTTTCAACTAAAGTTTTAAGGTTAGAACAACCTATTCTTTTAACTTGAAGTGACATTTTAAGACCCATCTGAACGCCTCGGCCAAATCCACTATGTAATTGTTGTGGTTTTTTGTTACCGGTGAAAATCTTAAACAGATTCTCGTATTCTAGGTCTCTATGTAATGCGTCCGCTACCTGTGGATTATTATTTATCTCCACTAGAACGTAAGCATCGTTATATAATCTGGCAGCATTATGAAT